GTGGCGATGCTGACGAGTTTTTACACCTGTGACAGTTGAATGTGGCTAAGAATAAGCAACACACACCATGGCTGTTGCCGTCACTGGCGAGCGTGGCAGATTTCTATGACGTGCCACCTGGGACAGTGCGCACGTGGCGTAACGATGGAATGCCGGGTGACCGTGGGCAGTGGAACCTGAAAACAATCGACAAGTGGGTTCACGAGACGGGCCGCAGAACATCCCGCACCAATGTGCCCGCACTATCTGATGAGTCATTGCTGGCAGAGGATGTTGATTCTGAAGGGTTGGAACGCTACCGCATGGCGCGGGCGCAGTTGGAGGAAATCAAGCTGGCGGAACAGCGCGGGCAGGTGGTGCTGTTGGACCAGTTGGCAGAAGCAGACCGGGTGATGCTGGCCCCATTGCGACAGTTGCAGGAAACACTGAAACGCAAACAGGACCATGACACATTCAAACTGGTGCAGGAAACCATAGACGAGATGGAACGCAGGTTGTTGGATGTTGCAACCGATGACAGCCAGCCAGATTGATTGGCGCGACTATGCCACCAACGCACCAACCGCGCGTGTGCAGCACCTGCGGCAATTTGGGCGTGTGCCGTCGGTTCGCACCATGCGAGAATTCGCAGAACAGGATGTGGTGATACCTGACGGTGACTATCAGGGGCAACTGTTCCGCGCACATCGGCAACCGGTGCACGGGTTGTGGTTTGATGAGATTGACAGCGGCAACTGGTCACGGTTTGCGTTTGTGGCCTGCCAACAATCAGGCAAGACACTGGCAGGGTTTGTCACGCCAACGCTGTACCACCTGTTCGAGACGCAGGAAACAGTCATTGTTGGCCTGCCCACCATGGACATTGCACGGGATAAGTGGGAAATCGACATAAAGCCAGCCATTGAGGCCAGCCGGTTTGCGGAATACCTGCCCACATCAGGACCGGGCAGCAAAGGTGGCACGCCAGAATTGGTGGCGTTCAAGAATGGCACGCACCTGAAATTCATGAGCGGTGGCGGGGGTGATGAAAAGCGCAGCGCGTTCACGGCACGCGTGTTGGTGGTCACAGAGGCAGACAAACTGGATGAAGTGGGCGGCAGTTCTGATGAGGGCACCAAACTGCGGCAGTTGGAGGGCAGAACACGGTTCTACGGCAACCGCAAACGTGTGTACCTGGAATGCACAGTCAGTGAGGAACACGGGTGCATTTGGCAGGAATGGATGCGAGGTTCAGGTGGGCAGGTGCACATGCCCTGCCATGCCTGCGGTGAGTATGTGGCACCAGAGCGTGACCACTTTGTGCTGTGGCAAGAGGCAGCAGAGGAACTAGACGCAGAGGGCGCACAGTTTTCCTGCCCTGCATGTGGCATCGTGTGGACAGAATCAGACAGGCGGGAACAGTTGCACCGGGCAACGGTAGTGCACCGGGGCCAGTCGGTGGACAAATCCGGCAACATCACTGGCGAGCGGCCGCGCACACGCACCTGCGGGTTTAGGTATTCAGCAGCCGCCAACGCGTTTGCAGACGTGGCTATGATTGGTGTGGATGAATGGCGAGCCAAACGCGCGATTGATGAGGAACTGGCGGAACGGGAACTGTTGCAGTGGACATGGGCGTGGCCACCGAAACCACGCGTGCGCACTGAGGAACCACTGGAAGTGCAGACACTGATGGCACGGCAGTCAGACCTGCCACGTATGCAACTGCCAGAGGATGTGGCCACGATCAGTGCCGGGATTGATGCACGCAAGGAACGGTTGGAATGGTTTGTGATTGCAACCCGTGAACGTGGTGGCCCGTTGTGTGTTGATTATGGCTGGCAGGACGTGCCACACGCACACATGGGCCTGAGCGATGCACTGAAAACAGCAGGCAGGGAACTGCAACAGCGGTTTGATTATGGCTGGGAGATTGGCACCAGCGGCAACCGCCAGTCAGTGGATGTGGCATTGCTCGATTGTCACTGGGAAACAGACGCACTGTATGCCGTCTGCTGGGAACATCAGGCATGGATGCCTGCGTTGGGGTTTGGGTTCAAACAGCACCGGGCCAACTATAATGCACCCAGCAAGGCCAGCACAGCCAAAGTGCTGGGTGATGCGTGGCACCTGACCGAAACACAGAGGGTGATGGATGGCGTGCACCAGTCGTTCCAGGTGTGTCAATCCAATGCAGACGTGTGGAAACTGCGCCTGCACCGGGCACTGAGCGTGGAACCAGACCACCCACAGGCCCTGCTGTTGCCAAAGGCCAGCAAACCCAACAGCCGCAGAGAGCTGGCCAAACAACTGACCGCAGAAAAGCAGGTGGCACAGTATGTGGCAGGGCGTGGCAACGTCCAGAAATGGGTTAGCACGTATTACAAAAACCACTGGTTAGATGCTGCGTACATGGCACTGGTGGGGCAGTCAGTGCTGGCCCATGGTGATGACACCCCTGATGAAGTCACGGCAGATGAAGTGTTTGCAGGAATGGATGCACTGTGATGCAAAGCACAACCACAGGTTGCCCCACGTGCGGCAGTGACCGGTTGACACGCACAGGCGGGGCGTTGATGCCAGACGCGGGGTATGATGAGCAGCACAGCGGCACATTCGAGTGCGGCCACTGCGGTGCCACGCATCAGCACCTGCAGGCACGGGACACACTGCCGGAATACTCGCCAACAGCACAGTGCACCCACTGCGGCAGTTACCACACCAAAGTCATTAAGAAACTGGCATTGGTGCACCGGGCCAAACGCTATCACGTGTGCGAAACATGCAGGCAGGGGTTCCAGACCATTTCACCTGCGGGGGCGTGACTATTCCAGCACATGGAATGTGGCCCGGGTTTGTCTGGCAGTAGCAATTGCAACGGCGCACAGTCTGGTGATGGCAGACCCGGTACAGACACTAACAGACGCGCGTGATTCAGCGATTGCGGCATTGGATGTGGCAGACTACACAGCCGCGCGTAAAGCAGCAGTCAAGGCACTGGCTGTGCTGGCCACAGTTCCAGACGGGCAAACGCAGGCTGGTGGGCACACCTGGAACCGTGGGGCCATTGACGATTTCATCGCACAGGTGGACCGATTGGAACGATTGGCCACAGCGTCGAGTGATGATGACATTGTGATGGGCATTGAAACCGCACAATCAGAATATGTGGGTTACAGATAGTGCTGGCGTGGTTGCGCAACATCCTGAGTGCACCGGGTGACACCACACTGGAAGTGGTGGACACAGGCCACGGTGCCGCACGCACAACAACAGGCCCGGTGCAGTTGCGCAGGTGGGGTGGTGCCATGACGCACCGATTCAATCAGACGCAGTACACCAATGTGACCGGGAACCATATCAATGAGGACCTGGTGGCCCACTGGCACACACTGGTGAACCGGTGCCAGTATGAACTGACCACACACCCAATCATTGCGGGCATGGTGGACACGCATGTGGTGGACGTGGCAGGGGCAACTGGCCCTGACTTTCGATTGCTGCCAAAGAGTGCACTGACCAGCAAGACAGACCAGAAACGCTGGGTGCAGTATATTGGGCAGGCGGAACACATCCTGCAGGAATGGTTCCAGCACTGTGACTACAACGGCGAACTCAGTGGGCCGGAAATCCTGGGCCAGTCAATCAGGGGCCTGTGGGGCACGGGTGATTTCATTTGGCAGAAAACGGCAGCAGACCGTGACCAGCCTGCAGTGCACACGCCAATTGACCTGAGATTGCACCCGATTGATGCCAGACGGTTGTGGCACTTCGCAACCACAGATGATGCAGGCAACCGGGTGGTGTTGGGCGTGTCCGTGAACCGCACGGGCCGCAAACTGGTGTACCACATCAGGGAAGCAAACGACCTGGGCCAGTTCACGGGCAGCACGGAAGTGGATGCCATCCCGGCACGGGACATTGTGCACGGGTTTGAATCACGGGAACCGGGACAAATCCGGGGGGTGCCACTGCTGGCACCCACACTGGAAGTGGCCAGTGACCTGCGGGAATACGATGACCAGGTGCTGAAAGCGGCCAAACAGGCGGCAGCGTCTGGATTGGCGATTGAAACAAAACACCCGAATGCACCGTTCGTGAAATACAAACAGAACGGGGTGGTGCCGTTCAAGCTGGGTGGCATTCTGAAAATACCAGACGGCCATGAAGCACGGTATCTGAAAGCAGAACAGCCGGTTGGCAATTACGTGGAATATCGCACAGAACGGTTGCGGGAAATTGGGCGCGTGGCACAGATGCCACTGATGCTGATACGTCTGGGCAGTGAGGAACATTCATTCGCGTCTGCCCGCATGGATTCACAAATTTACCAGCGCAGCATTCGACGGGAACAGGCGGCACTGATGTGCAAACTGCGTGGCCCGTGTCTGGAAGTGTTGCGTGAGGCGGAACTGAAAGGGTTGATTCCAGAGCGGCCGGTGCCGGTGGATGTGTCTGCAGGCTGGCCACGGTTGCCACACGTGGACCCAATGAAGGAAGCAAAGGCGCGTGAAACCAACCTGGCAACAGGCGTGACCACCCTGATTGATGAATGGGCCAGTGAGTCACAGCGTCCAGATGAAGTGATTGAAAAGCACCGCAGATTGGCGGAACTGTTCGAGGAACTATCGCCCGGTGCCGGGGCAGCCTATGTGAGCCAGTTGATTGGTGACGCATCACCAGTGCTGAACACAGACGACGAAACACCAGAGGAAACACCAGCCGAAACATCCACAACACCTGAACCAGTTGGGGCCGAATAAATGCCGGAATTCACACGCAATAACAATGGGCGGCCAGACATCCAGACGCGTGCACTGAAAATGCGGGCAGAATCTGCAAATGACAAAAACATGACCATTCAGGCCACACTCAGCACAGAGTCACCTGTGCGAATGCTGGACTATGACACGTGGGAAATGGTGGACGAAGTGCTGTTGTCATCAGGACGGGTGGCAGAGGACCACGTGCCGTTCCTCGACACGCATGACCGCAGTTCTCTCAGCCGCATATTTGGCCACGTTGAAGATATCGCCACCAGTGAGAAACGCACCACAGAGGGCGTGGTGCACTTTGATGCAGATGACCCCGATGCCGTGCGGGCATTCAAGAAATTCAAAAACGGGCACGCGCGGGGTGTGTCGGTTGGTTACATCGTAGAGGCATCAGTGCGGGTGTCGCCAGGTGAGTCAATTGAACTGGACGGGCAGACGTTCACGGCATCGGCAGAACGTGACCTGGTGATTGCAACCAAATGGCGGCTGTTTGAAACCAGTGGTGCCGCAGTGCAGGCAGACAAAGGTGCCCACGTGCGGGCACAGGGTGTGCGGGCCAGTGATGTGTTGGCGGGTGCATCACCCAACACCACCCGGTTGCCCACGGTCAATGTGAACATCAGCACCGGCAACGGTGAAAGTGTGGAAGTGTCTGAACGGTCAGGCACCGAAGTGAGTAAACCAGCCACAACCAGTGGCGACGAACAAAGGGGGCAAGTGATGCCAGACAGCAAACCAGCCACGCCAGCCAGTGCCGAAACAGACGCACAGAAACGGCAGGCAGCAATTGATGAGGGCGTGAAACTCGAAGCCAAGCGGCGTGATGAAATCACAAAGTTGGCAGGGGATGACGTGACAGCAGAAGTGCGGGACGCGGCACTGAATGATTCAGCGTGCACTGTGGAACGTGCCCGTGAACTGTTCCTGGCAGACCTGCGGAAACAGCGGGCCACGCCAGTGGGTGGTGATGCACCGAATGCCCACTACAGCGGGCGGCATGAACGGGACTGCACTGCAGACAGTCTGGCAGCAGCAGTTGCCCTGCGGTGTGGTGCTGACATTGAACGCGTGGGCCAGCGGGTGCGGTTTGTGCCTGAAACCGGTGAACTGTCATTTGAGCGGCCAGACTACCGGGCCACAAAGGATGCACAGGCGGAACATGAACGCAACCTGGAACGTGCCCACCAGTACCGCAACCTGCACAGCGTGGACCTGTGCCGGGAAGTGCTGCGGTTGGCAGAGATTGAGGCACCACTGGAACGCAGGGCACTGGTGACGCGGGCAATGAGTACCCCGCAGGTGTCAACCAT